CGAAAGGAGCAACGATGCTCGAATCAGTGAAGATTTCCCGCCGACAGAGCGAGATCCGGCAGGCGCTCGCCGCGCTGGTCGGCAAGACGCAGCCGACGGACGATGAGACCCGCTCCATGGAAACCATGGACTCGGAATATCGCCAGAACGAAATCCGCTACCGTGCCAGCCTGATCGCCGAAGACGGCGAGAGGCGCGAAGCCGGGCGCGAGCTGGAGACGCGCGGCGGCGCGGAGTGGGCTAAGCTGATCGACCGTTTCGAGGTCCGGCAGGTCGCGCTCTTTCTCGATGAAGGCGCCGCCCTGAGCGGTCCGACGGCGGAGGTGGTGACCGAGCTGCGCAGCCGCGGCGGATACCGCGGCGTCCCCGTCCCCTGGGCCGCGCTGAGCCGGGAGCGGCGATCCGGCGAGACGATCGCCTCCGGCGTCGCCAGCCCGACGCAGACCATGCCGATCGTGGATCGCCTCTTCGTCTCGACCGTGGCCGGCCTGATGGGCGCGCAGTTCATGAACATCGATGCCGGCTTGGTCGAGTGGCCCGTCGTGACCAGCACCGTCGCGGCGGCCTGGGCGAACGGCGAGATCGCGGCCGTCGGTTCGCCGCAGGCCTTCGCGACCACCGAGCGCAGCGTCGATCCGAGCAATACCTTCGGCGTGCAGATGAAGATCAGCCGCAAGGCCCTGAAGCAGCTGGGCGGCGTCGAGGATGCGGTCCGCCGCGACATGCTGAGCGCGATTTCCGTTGGCCTGGACAATGCCGCGTTCAACGGCACCGGATCGAGCGGCGAGCCGCTCGGCATCATCTACGGCGCCAGCACCTACGGCATCACTGAGACCGATGCCGGCGCGGCGTCGACCTGGAGCGATTTCCAGCAACGTCTTGCGGCGTTCATCACGTCCGGCGCCCTGGCCGGCACCGCGGGCGTCCGGCTGGCCGTGACCCCGGATATCTGGACCATCCTCGACGCCGCTCTCTTCGATGCAGGCAGCGGCATCACGGAATGGGACAAGCTGCTGCGCACGATCCCGAACCCGGTCATTACGCCCCAGATGCCGGCCGGAAAGTCACTGTTCACCGTGACCAAGGACGGCGTCGCGCCCTTCACCGTAGCGACCTGGGGCGCGGTCGACATGATTCGCGATCCATACAGCGATGCGGCATCGGGCGGCTTGCGGCTCACCGGCCTTGTGACCGCCGATATCGCGGTTTTGAGGCCACAGCAGATCCAGATCGTCGAAGATCTCGGAAGCTGATCACGATGGAGATCGAACGCCGCGCGGCGGTCCTGGAGATCAGGGCCGCCGGCCGGCGCCTGGAGGGCTACGCCGCCACCTTCGGTGCCGAGGCGCGCATTGGCGATTTTGTCGAGACTATCGCCGCTGGCGCATTTCGCGACACGCTCGGCGATTCCCACGACGTGCTCGGGCTGGTCGACCATGATGCCGGCAAGCTGCTCGGGCGAACGCGATCAGGCACGTTGCGCTTGTCGGAGGACTCGCGCGGCTTGGCATTCTCGCTCGACGTGCCGCCGACGCAGCTCGGCAACGACGTCCTGGCCTTGGCGGCGCGCGACGACCTGGGCGGCATGTCTTTCGCCTTCAAGGTCCGGCCCGACGGCGAGCGCTGGTCCGGCCGGCGCCGCGAGCTACGTTCGCTCGACCTGGCCGAGATCTCGATCGTGCAGAGCTGGCCGGCCTACCCGAACACCGAGATCGCCGTGCGCAATCGGCCAGCCGCTGAAAGTGACCGGCGCCGGTTCGCTCTCGCGCGATGGAGGGCATGATGGCGGTGACGATCAAGGCCACCGAGGGCGCGCCGGCGGAATACCCCGAGGTCACGGTGTCGACCGACGCCGAGCCGTTCCTTTCGGCGGCATGGCAGCGCATCGAAGCCTACACGGCCTTCCGCACCACCGGGCGCGACGTCGAGTGGATCGCCGAGGGCTGCGGCGAATGGGTGCCGCCGCTGAGGCCCGCCACCATCGCCACAACGGAGAAGTGGACCGGCTCGGCGTGGGAGGCCATCGGCGTGTCGCCATCGCCCTTGGGTTACTGCCTGCCTGGCGGCACGTTCCGGCTTATCGGCACCGCCGGCGATGACGATGCCGACGTGCCGCTGCTCATCACCGAGGCCGTGCGCCGACTCGCGACGTACATGGCCGCCGATCCCGGTACGCCCGGTGCGCGCAGCGAGACGCGGACGACCGACGAGGTCGGCTCCGACAGCCTCGAAAGGTCGCCGACCTGGATAGCCCAGGCGCTGCAGCTCAGTGGCGCCGCCGATCTGTTGCGCAATTTCAGGAGGGCATGAGATGTGGCCGTTCACGCTGTCACGCCGGCACGACGTCTCGCTGCCGAAGCTCGAGCCGGTCATAGCGCTGCCGGCCGGCGAGAAGCGATCGGCAATGTCCGGCTTCACCGCCGAGTTGATGGCGGCGCGAGAAAGCTACATCGGCGGCCGGCGCGGCATCGCCGAGCTCACCGCCACGGCACAGAGCTGCGTCTCCCTGTGGGAAAGCGGCTTCGCGATCGCTGCCGTGACCGGAACGAGGTTTCTCGACCGCTGCACAATGGCCATGGTCGCTCGCGGCTTGGCGCTGCGCGGCGAATTCGTCGGGCTGATCGGCAATGACGGCATCGTGCCGTGCTCGGATTGGGACCTCCGCACGCGCAACGGCCGGCCGACAGCGTATCGCGTAAGCATCAGCGAGGCCGGCGGCGGCACGACACAGACGGCGCTAGCGGCCGAGATCTTGCATGTTCGCATAGGCGCCGACGTCAGCGCGCCATGGTCGGGACAAGCACCCTTGCGGCGCGCCAGCCTCACAGCCAGCCTGCTTCAGGCGGTCGAAAGCGCGATCGGCGAGGTCTACGAAATGGCGCCGATCGGCAGCCAGGTCGTGCCGATGCCGGAGATCCCGAACGATGACAGCACGACGCTGGGCCGGTCATTTCGAGGCCAACGCGGTCGCGTGCTGCTGCGGGAGTCAGTCGCAGTGAGCGCCGCTGGCGGGCCGGCACCGGCGACGGACTGGAAACCGCAGGATCTGACACCGAACCTGCAGAACGCCTTGACCACCGAGACGATGGCCGCGGCGCGCGATTCCATCTGCACCGTGTTCGGCGTACTGCCGAGCTTGTTCACGTCGGCGGCACAAGGCCCGCAGACGCGCGAGGCGCAACGCCACCTGGCCACGTGGATGTTGCAGCCGATCGCTGAGTTGCTGGCCGAAGAGGCCTCCGAGAAGCTAGGCGCCTCGATTGCCGTGGACGTACTCACGCCGCTACAGGCCTTCGACCAGGGCGGCTCGGCGCGCGCGGTCGCGACGCTGGTACAGGCGATGGCCCAAGCGAAGGAGGCCGGGCTCGATCCCGCCACGGTTGCCGGCATCTTCGGCAAGATGGATTGGCAGACCTGAGGGCCGCCAATGGCCCGGCCGAAGAAGAAGCGGCGGCGCGAACAGTCGGACCGCCTACACCGTCAGGTCGTCGTGCGCCAAGTCGCGCGGATCCTGGAAACCGGCAGGCCAACGCTATTCCGGCACGAAGCGGCGTGCAGGCACGGAGTGCGCTCAGGGCTGTGCATGCAGGGGTGGCGATGGCAGGCCGCCGACGACCGCGCCGCGCTGATTGTCCGCCTGGCCCTGGCACGCATCGGCGCCACCCTGCGGCCGACATGGCGCGTCGCCGCCCAGCTCGAGCGATCGACCGCGGAGTATCGGTTCTGCCGGCGCTGCCACGGCCGACAAGAGCCCGGGGCTACGAGCCCGTGGTGCAGCCGGGAGTGCTGGTCCAGCGAGCACGCGGCGCAACGCTTCGAGCAGTGCCGCCGTGATGACGAAATCGCCGCGGCAACCAGGCGCATGATCTTCGGCGTGAGTAAGGAGCCGGAATTGCCAAGGCGGCATCGTTGCCGACACTGCTTCTCTGTCTTCACGCCGACGCGCTCGACGCGGCTGTATTGCTCGCACAGCTGCTACATTGCAGCGGGTCCTCGCGTTCCCAAGCGCAACTGCGCCGTCTGCGGGACGCTGTTCAAGGGTGCATCGAACGCGCGGCTCTACTGCGGTTCGGGGTGCGCCAGCGAGGCCAACAAGATCAAGACCAAGGCTCGCCGGATGGCGATGGTGGCCTAGCTCTTGTAGAGCTTTGCGCTAACGAAATTCGGCGACGTCACGTTGACGATCAACTCGCCTTCGTACTGGTTGTAGAGCTTCAGCAGCGGATGCTCGAAAGCGACAACCTTCCAAAGCGAACTACCTTCCTCGTCTCCCGCGATCGTTGTGATCGTGTACTCTTTCCCGATCTCGAACATCGGCTTTCCTGCACTCATCGCCTCGCTCCCTTGAATTGAACGCGTTCGGCGACGTCTAAGTGTCCCCGGTTGCGAGGGACGATTTTTAGACTACCGGCCTGTGGAGCGTCTTGCCGCCAGCCCAAGCTCGACCAGCCAGCGGTCGGTCCGTGACGACTAGGTTTTCTGTACACACTGCACAAATTATTCGTACGGACGCGGCGCTTTATCTCGTGGCAGCCTGGCCGAATAATAGGGCGTCGGAGGCGCGCGGATGAACGCTAACGAATTGCTTCACCAACTTATCGAAAATGCTGACCTCCTCGATTCCTGCGGACCCGCCGGCGAGCACTATCTTCTGATCAGCGCGCCGACTTGGTTGCTCGACGCGCTCGCCGAGCACGGCGCCGCTGATGAGGACCTAGAGAACGGCCATGACCACGAAGATGATGGCGCGCGAGAGCCGAACATCGCTTCGCCGACGCTGATGTTGAATCATGACGACCGGTGGTCCGAACAGGCCACGGTGACGGAGTGGCGTCGCGATAACTTGCCGAACTTCGATAATCGAGTGTCCCGGCTGAGATCCTAATCCAGCCGCCCGCTGGGTCGGGCTAGCTCCGGCTGCCGGGTCGGGCTTTTCCACAGACGCTCCCGCTTCGGCGGGGCGTTTTGGCTAGGTCCTCTGACCTTAGAAATAGGGCAATTGAACCGTAGACGGTTCAGGCGAACCGATATATACAGTCATCCATGGTTTCCCTCGATGCTGATCAGCCAATTTTCCCAGTTTCACAGGTGGCAAGCGCCATCGGCGCACCGACCGAAACCTTGCGGACTTGGATCAAGCGCTCCGAGATCAAGAGCATCGACGCGTCGACCGACGACGTTTTCCTTCCTGGAGCTCGCCGCTCGCATCTGCTTTCCCCGCGCAAGGCGCTACAGATCGCGGCCATGAACGGGTTGGTGGGGCTCGGGATGTCGCCCGCCAAG